TTGATTGAAGTTTAATACAGTTTCAGCACCACTTACTTTATCTAATTTAACAATACTACTATTCTGAATACTAATAGAACTTGATGTATTACCAATTTCTATACCTTGATTATTTATTAATACTTCATCACCAATATTATTAGAAATGTTTATATTTGCTGCTCCAAGTGTGTTTGTGTTACCAAAATTATCATTCAAATCTATTAAACTACCTTCATATAATTGAAAGCCTAAACTCGCAGTATTACCTAATAAAAGTGTCTGTTGTAAATTACCACCACCAGATGATGCAGGAAATGTAAAGTCAAATATGGCACTAAAAGAATTACCAACATTTGTAACAGTTGGCACACTACCTGATGTACTTACAGAACCTACTTGTATAGTTGCTGCCGGTCCAGTAGGTCCTTGTGGTCCTACTAATCTTAATTGATTTGTTCCATTATTATAAGATGTAGTCCAACCTAAAATAGGTATCTGTGGTGTAGAACAAGGTGTATATTTATTTGGTACTTTAATTGTAATTGAAGCCATCCAACCATTTACATTATCATCTTCTACTTCAAAAACTGGTTGTAAATTAATATCACCATCAAACATCATACCTAAATCAGTATAATATGGATGTTGATCTATTTGTGTTATAAAGGTTTGTAATACGAACTGCATGTCTGATAGTAATTCATTAAAATTAGCATCACCTTTTGCTACTCTATCTAAGGCATAAACATTAAAGGTATGTAAATATACATTCATTCTACTCGCACCACCATTACCTGAACTTGTAACTGTTGAGTTAGTCGGTTCAACAGCAATTAAAGGATATCTTCTTTCATTAGCTGAGTTAATATTATATGATGTGCCAAAGAAATAATCGTTCACCATTTTGTTATTCATGGCTACCGAATAGAATATATCTATTATTTTATTTAGGCTTAATGTATTATTCATTTATTTTTTCTTTTTTATGTGGTACTCTTCTACTTTGTCTTGGTAATACCATAATGATAGTTGGTTAAGTGCCATTATATAATTTAGTTCAACTACTTGTTCAAATTTTGTTATATCATCTTTGGCTAATCTATTTATCATTGAGTGCCAACCAAATTCTTCTGGTATTTTTGGAGCAAATCCATCACCACCTCTACTTGAATATAACTTTTCGTATCTTTTGTCTATTTCAGCAATCCATTCAAAAAAAAATTAATGACTGGTATTACATCTACCAATTTCATAGATAGTATTACTCTTTTATTAGATTCAAAATCTAATGGATTTCTTTTTATTAACTTCCAATATTCTGTACCACCTTCTGTTACTTCTTTGGTAGCTGGTCTTATCATTACTGATGCTATATCAGCCAAATAATCCCAATCATTCTTTTTATTAGTTATCATTGTCTTTATATCACTCACTTCACCAACATTATAATCAAAAGCATTTTGTTTGTAACTATAATTGATACCACCTACTTCAAAATATAATGGTGGTGTAATGTTAACAGCATTTAAACTATTTAAACTATTCATTAATTCAACTAATGGTACAGCTAACTCACATAATTGACCATAAGACATCTCATCAAATACACCTATATCTACCTTTGCTAAAACTTCTACTAATTGTTGAGTTAGTATATCATCAGACATGGCTAACACCTTTTGTTTTTCTTGTATTTTGTTTAAATCAATAAACTGCCTCATAGTCATATCACTCCAATTGGTTGTCATATTATACTCAGCTTCTTCAAATTTGAATCTCATATTTATATATATTATTTTTGTGTTTATTATTTATATATTAAATTAATAAAATGGTTTTCTAAAAGAAACCTACATATTTTTTATCATATCTACCTCTTTTTTCTGTTGTATATATTGCATACCTCAATGCGTCCATAGCATCATCATATAATTTAACTGGCTCATCTAATATTTGTTCTTTATTTGTCTTCCAAGAATACATTTTAAACTCTTTCCATACATTTAAACTTGTCTTATCTACAAATATCTTATTCATTTTAACAGACATTATACCTTCTTTTACATCTTTGACTGCTTCTTTCATATTATAACCAGCACGCCTTAAATCTTCTATTATTTCTGGTCGTGCGTAATCGGCAAAACAATATTTCTTTTTATCTATACCTAAATTATTCATTTCTTTTATAATATCTTGACTGGTTAAATTGGATTTATATAATTCTTCTTTTACATAAACATTACCATCAGACCAACTTATTTTTAATAAACAAGTAGGGTGATTATAACCAAAATCTATACCATAACACCAATCATCAACTGGCGGCATTAATTCTATTTGCCTAAAATGTGTATATATTCTTGTGTTTGGTATAGGTCGCTCACCTAATGCGTATATTTTATAATAGTTCTCATCCACATTTATAAGGTTTGCTATTTCTTTTTTAATATCCTCACTTAAATAAATGTTATCTAAATATGTAGATTTAATTAATATAGCATTATCTTCTTTCATTAATTCGTATAAATAATGTTCGTCATCAGATGGATTAAAATCTATAAATAAACATTTAGAGGTTCTCATATTTAATTGTAAATAATCTTCTCGTGTCAGTTCGTTGCCTTCATTACAATAACATATATCTCTTTTTCTACCTCTTACCTTCTGACTATCATCTATTGAGAAAAACTCTATGCTTGCCTTATTCGAGAATATGTATCTTTGTTCTGTTTTATTATGGTTATTTATATCATATAATCCTAATTCATTCATTATCTCAACAAAATCTCGTAGTACAGAACCACGAAGCGCAGGAAAAGATTTTCTAACTACTGATACCTGTAACTTTGGTGTAACTAAACATAGATATATTAACAGTTGGATTATAGAATATGTTTTAGAACTTCTACTACCACCTTGATTACATATAAATCTTTTACCATTTTCATATGCTTTAAGATTGCGACTAAATACTACTGTATGTTGTATGTCTAAATTATCCTTCATCTGGTCCTAATAATCTTATTGTTTTAATACTAACTTCACCACTATGTTCTATTTTATCAACATAAAGTCCTTGTAGCTTGCTCAACTCTTGTCTTACCTTCAACTTATCAGCAATAGTTTCTGCCTGCTCCAATAATGTTTGCGTTTGTGCTATCGCCTCTTCTAATGCTGCCTTTCTTATATCTTTATACATATTAGCAATTATTGCCTGTGCGTCAGCTAAATAGTTATAAGCCTGTGCCTGTTTAACATTAGCCTCCTTCATTACATATTCTAAAATAGTAGAGGTAGAGGCTAAGTCTTTTATTCTCATCCTAACTACCTCTTCTATTAATTTATCTTTATCAAATCTCATATATTCTAATCCTTTATAATATATAGTTTATTTAATTAATTTTTTATATTGTTCCCAACTTTCAATCCTCTTTTCGGCTATCTTAAAATAATCAGCATCCATTTCCATACCTACAAATCTTCTACCTTCTAACATTGCTGCTATACCAGTTGAACCTGAACCCATAAAAGGTTCTAATACTATACCATTTTCAGGTGTAACTAATCTAATTAAATATGTCATAAGATTAATTGGCTTCATAGTAGGATGTGTAGATTTCATATCTTCTGGCACACCTAAATTGCGCTCCTTCTTAGAAACTTTTGCTACATAAAAAAAGCGACTTGCTCCACCTTTGTCAGAATAAGTTGATTCAGGACTTCTTTGTCCACCAGGAGAGTTTTTAACTACTCTACCATTGGCATCATTATTATATTGTTTATTAGATTTACTTGACTTACTCACACCACTTTGCTCATCCAATAATTGTGCTGCTTCTTCATCAAATATAATATTTGCTGGGAATCTACCTTCTGAATTACTTACTTGAATTTTTTGTTTCATACCTGCTCCACTTTTTCTTGTTTCATCATATTTATCCATCATTACCGCTTCTTTACCTTCAACAACTTTATTCTCACCATCTCCATAAGCACCTTCTATTCTACAACCATCAACATTAATACCACCTGTGCCCCATTTCATCATATTAGCAGCAACAGTCTTTTCACTTAAAGGTTTTCTTGCTACACAAATTGGCTCCACTGCTGGTTTGAGATTTGTCCCATAACCTTCATATGCTGAATTGCCTTTGGTTATATCTAATTCTTTTTTTAATCCATTACAATCAAAACTATCACAGTCTGTTTTATTCAATCTTTCATTTGGTGATTTACCAACAACTTCTCTTTTATTACCTTCAATCTTATCAACTGCTTTACCTATATTATGAGATTTTGGAAAGCCACTACCATATATCCACATTATCTGATCTCTTATCTCAAAGCCAGCATCTTCTATATTAACCACCATTCTGTGATAAGTTCTTGTACCACCAAATGATAAAATATGACCACCTGGTTTAAGAACTCTATATACTTCTGTCCAAAACTCTACTGATGGTACATCATAATCCCATTTTTTACCCATAAAGTTTAATCCATATGGTGGATCGGTTACTACACTATCAATAGAATTGTCTGGCAATTGTTTAAGGCTTGCCATATTATCACCTTGCATTAATTTAAATTGTTTCTTCATATTATTTATTTTTTTGTAATGTATATATTATTTTATTGCTTTCCTTTTTATTTACAATTGTGGTATATTTAGGTAAGTTTTTTAGCAATCTTACTATCTCATTTTTTTTATTAGAATCATCACTGCTATTTGGTTCCTGGCATATATAAATCTCTATACCTTCTTCTGTTATATATTTACTATAAGTATCATTTAATAGTTCATTTAATGAGTCTTGATTTGTTAAAGTAAAATAATATAAATTAAAGGCATCTTGACTAAAATCGTATATGTCGGTTTTAGTTTTGATGGTTAAATAATAGTTGTTAAGTTTTCTTTTCATATTTTTATTTATTTTTTAATTATTCATTATATATTCTTTAACTAAGTTCCACATTCTCAATATACTTGATGAGCAGCCACCACAGCTTGTATCAACCCAACTTAAATGTGTAGGGTCTATATATTTTTTATAAAGTTCAAATATCTTTTGCTTATCTTCTGATCCTGCTCCACCTGCTTTTAGTAGTCGCATTACGAAATCTTTTTCTTCTTGTGTTGGTTTCATATTATTTATTATTTTTATATACCTTATCTAATTCTGGTATTACTTCTTCGTTTATATATTTTTTAATCCTTTCTTTATAACCTGATTTAAAAAACCTATCTACATTTTTTATATCTAATAATGTGGTTGCATTTCTTTTTAACCTTTTTGTTACTTCATATCGCTTTTTTCTATATTCGCTCCAACACGGTTTACACATCCAATCAAAATCACCTTGTATACCACAATCTTTACATGTTCTAAAATCGCTCATATTCTATTTTAGCTTCTATTTTACTCCACAAATAACCTATAAATGATACAGTAGCCGCAGTTATAATTGAATGAGTCCATATTAAACCAATCCAAAAAGACATACACATTAGGCAGCTAAATGGTAATACTATAATGCTAATTATAAGCGAAAATAAAGCATTTAATTTTTTAATGGGTATCATATCAAATATCATTTTTATAGGGCTAAAATGCGTTAATAACCAGCTTAAAATGAATATATTAAATAGTGTTATCATATAGATTCTTGTATTAATTTTTTGGTTTTCAATACCGAATTTCTCACGGTTTGATAATTTATATTTATTATAGTTTGTATCTGTTGATATGTTTTAGGTTCAGTTATCTCATTTGTTACAGGACATATACCATAATATAGTTTAAACAAGATGGCATCTACAAAGTGTATATTATTTAATATATTTAACACCTTCATTAATATAATTCTTGTGTTTATCACTACCATTGGTTCATCTTCTACTTCTGGTAAATCGTCGGGATATATAAATTTTTTGTTTTTATAATCTTTGGTAAATGAACTCGTATTACTTTTAAGTTGATTATTCATAATACCTATTATAAATTTACCTAATTCATTTTTATTATATAATTCTACAACTTTATCCCATTTATTTTCTATCATTTCCATAATGATGAGCCAAATATGGCTTCTAAAATCATCTCTATATTCATATTCTATTTTATTAAAATATTGATTAATAATTTGGTTATTTAATATGTAATCCAATATTTCAGTCCTTAAAGTAATCTCTGTGTTGATATTCATTTCGTAATTTTTTAAAAATATGTAGGTTTTTTGCTGCTTCATATTCTTGTAGTTGTTCTGCTTTTTCCATTAATTCATCTACTATACCATTTATATATTGAAGACATTTTAGGTATAATACTGATGAAGCAATTGGTTCAAATCCATTTGCTGCCATTACTTCAAAATCTATTAAAAATCTAAAAATATCCTTTTCGTTTAAGAAAATTGGTTTAATTAAATAGGTTAATTCTGATACTAAGGCGCATATTGTACTATATGGTAACTTATGTGCCTTTGTTCTTATATTTATAAAGTCAGGTACTTGATTGGATTCTTCGATGCAAAAGTTAAATAATTCGCTTATTCCTGTATTTTTTGTCATTTTGTAATAATATTTGTATTTTTAACAAAATTATATCATCTTCCATTTCTTGATTTGTATAATTTGGTAATATCCTTTTTAGTGTAAAAAGTATTTTTTGTTTTCTGGTTAATATTTTTTCATAATTCATATATTATATATTATATTTAAAATATGTATTTATGATGGATTATTTATTCTTTGCCATTCATCTGCTGCTTGTTTTATTTTATTATAATCCATTAACATAAGTAACATATTATAAAATGGCTCTGCTAATTCTTGTATAGTTTTACCATCTTCTGCTTGTATTAAATACCAATCACCACATTTACTACAAAACTTTTCTGGTATGTTTATTTTTGTTAATTTATATTTCATATATATTGTAATATGGTTTCCATATTCGTAAATTCTTCATTAGGTGAATAAAATAGGTATAGAACTTTGGCATTATATTCAGTTTTAAATCTGTTGTTTTTAATAATATTTATTTGTTTTTTATGTTTAGGCATATTTATATAAGATATTGGTTTTACTTGTATACCTATTATAGTATTATTATGTTTGATTACAAGGTCAACTGAATAATTACAATCTATATCGCTTGTTGCCTTTTTTATATTATAATTATGTTTAAGGAGTTCGTATGCTTTATTCTCCATTTTAAATCCTTTAAATGAGTTAACAACAAATAGGCTATATTGGAAATTGATGCATTCTTCTAATGATGATTGGTAATTTTCTTGTATGCTTGCTTCAAATAATTCTTTACCATATTGTTGTATTTTATCTTTACCAATAAAATTTAATAAATCTTCTTCGCTGTCAAATTTATTATTATTTATTATGTTGTTCATGCTAAATCCACATTTTTTAGGATTATTAATACCATATTTTTCGTTAATTGTATTTAGTTTACCACCTGTTTTTATATAATTCATACCATATATATAAAAATATATGGCTCTCCTATATGGACTATTTATGGTTAAACAAAAATTATTTTTATGGTATAATAAATATGTTTAAAAGAAAATTGGCTGGTATATATCAGATTTATAATAAAATAACTGAGCAATATTATATTGGTATGTCTACTGATATATTTGGTAGATGGGGTAGTCACTATTCTGATATAAAAATGACTAAACATACTTCAATTAAATTGGTTGATTTATGGAATTCATCACCTATTACTGATTGGGAATTTAAAATATTAGAGATTGTAAGTAAGACTTCTCATAGAGAAGAAACAGGACTTAAAGGTAAAGCGTTAGATTCTTCGTTTAGAAAATTATTACTTAAAAAAGAAAAAGAGCATATGAAACAGTGGTCTGTAACATATGCTCTTAATAAAGATAATAAGTGGTTTAGTTGATTTTTTGCTCCGAGATACTAATATCTATTATGGTTCTGGCATTGAATATATGAATGTTGTATTATTATATTATTTATTTATTATTATTTTATTATTTATAAACTTACCTTCACCAAAAAAATATTTAATATCTTATTCTCTATATATTTCTTTACCTTTGTAACATTTTCTTTATAAATTAATACCTCATCATGTTTAAGTATCTTATTCATATTTAATGACCCAACACCTTCTACCATTATTGTAGACTCCATTTTGTGTGTTAAGTGAGCTATCTTGTTGGTTTCTTTAAGTAAGTTTAATTGTTGTATAAATCCTGGATATAAAAAATTAATAGCATCTACAAATTCACCAGTCTTTAATTGATCTTGGTTAAAAAATCTTACCATTACTTGTAACTTTACTTTTTGTTTTACATCTACATTCCATTCGCCATACATTATTTTACCTAATTTCTCATAAAATAAACCATTTTCTACATCTTGTTTATAATCATTATTACCTATTAATGATGACAATAATAATGGTTGACAATTTGGTATATCAATACTCTCTACTGGTTTATTATCTATTCTAATAAATGGTGTAATTAATGCTGGTAAAGATGCTATTGAAGAATAAAAGCGACCTTGTTCAGATATACCAAACCATAGATTATTAACATTAACCTTTATTGCTCTCATAATATAATCCATAATTCTATCAGCATTTAAATATCTTTCTTTAAAAAAGCCATTTTTTATGGTTGATTTTAATTTTATATTCTCATTGCTATATAAAAAGATTACCCAATCATTTAATTCTATTTTAGTCCTATAACAATCTTCTATTAAATGAGCATATTTAGGATATTTATCTAACCAATATTCTTTTGATTGTATATTATGGAATACTTTATTTAAATCTATATTTATTTCTGTTGTATTTTTGTCGGCAGTAAAGTTACATAATACTCTATAACTTTTTGGAAATGTACCATATTTAAACTTATTGTTTATATCTAATATGTTCGCATTTTCTAATATAGTTAAAAAATACTTATAACCATACTTTTTATCTATTTTTACATAATATTTATCCAATGTTGTATTATGTATATTAATATAATTGTTGCCATCTTGTTGTGACAATATATATAACCATAATTCTATACAGTTATTAAAAATCTTTTGCTTTTGTTTTTCGTTAAAATCCATAAATGTGGCATCTATATTTATGGCTTGGAAGATAATATCAACCAATGGTGTTGGAATTGTAATGTTCATTGTAGTAGTTTTATTTTTAAGTAGTTTTTAAGAGGCGAGTGGATTGTCGACATCCACTCATTTATAAACTACTAAATCCTCTTGTTATTATATATATTATATTTGTAATACTCCCTTTGGCTTTTTTTACATATTTTTTTATAATATATATATTATATTTTTAATGCGACTTTTGTTCTTTTTTAAATATAATTATTATGAAGATTAGCAATTATGTAGTCCTTTCGGACTTAACTGACGAAATTACTGGATTTATATTACCAGCAGGAATTATAAAAGAAGCATGGGTTGATTTTAAAGATATGAATAATGAACCTATTAGCGAAATAGCATGTAACAAGGCATCTATAATGATAGATGGCGATTGGTACTTAGTTGATTATATAGAATATAAATTAAATGTTATATCAATGGCTGAATGGCGTGAATCACAGATTGATAGTATATTAAATTAAATATGAAAATAATTTGTTAGTATAGAATTATTTTCGTATCTTTGTAAAAACAATAAAAAATATGAGTAAAATACAATATAGAACTTATGAAGAAGCGGAATTATATGCACATAGTTTAAATTTAAAAAATCGTGAAGAATGGACAACATACTGTAAATCAGGTTTATTACCTGATGATATACCAAAGCATCCAGCCAGCACATATAAAAATAAAGGATGGATATCTTTAAATAATTTTTTAGGCACAAATAGATGCTCATGTAAAAATATAAGAAATTATGAAGAAGCAAAGATATATGTGCAGACTTTAAATTTAAAATCTCAAACAGAATGGTTAGATTATGCTAAATCTGGTTTATTACCAGCAGATATACCAAAGAATCCACGAAAAGTTTTTAAAGATAAAGGTTGGATTTCTTTTGGTGATTTTATAGGCACTGGAATAATTGCACCACAAAATATGCAATTTAAAAATTATGAAGATGCAAAAGAATATGTGCAGACTTTAAATTTAAAATCTCAAATAGAATGGAGGAATTATGCTAAATCTGGTTTATTATTACAAGATATACCAAAAGCACCCGACAAGTTTTATAAAGATAAAGGTTGGATTTCTTGGGGTGCTTTTTTAGACACCGGCACGATTGCGACACAAAATATGCAATTTAAAAATTATGAAGATGCAAAAGAATATGTGCAGACTTTAAAATTGAACAATGTTGAAGAATGGAAAAAATGTGTTAAAGATGGATTATTACCAACAGACATACCAAAAGGAGCTGCTATATATTATAAAGATAAAGGATGGATTTCTTGGGGTGATTTTTTAGGTACAGGCACAATTGCGACATTTAATATACAACACAAATCTTATAAAGAAGCGGAATTATATGTACATACTTTAAATTTAAAAAATCAAAAAGAATGGATTACTTATTGTAAATCTGGTTTATTACCAAATGATATACCAAAAACACCAGATATTGTTTATAAAGATAAAGGATGGACATCTTTGGGTGATTTTTTAGGTACTGGTAATATAGCAAAATATATTATAAGTAGAGAAATAAAGCAAGAAGTTTTAGATTTCATTACTAAACTTGAACCGGTTATGAAGACTTTAAGTTCAATAAATCTTATTGTAATAATACAGGCTGCTAAAAATGGTTATTTTTTAGAAACATTAAGAAAAAATACTGCCTTTAAAAGATTAATTAATGCGGATACAGAAGAACAACAAAATAAAGCATATGAAGATTTATATTCAGGATTAAATGGTGATACTGATACTTATGATGAAGATGATTTTGATATAACTGAGGATAAAACTTTAACTTCTGGTAGAAGATTAAGAGAGATGAAAGCCATTGATATGGTTAATTTATCTTCATTTATGGATAATGAAGTTTATATATTTTTACAAGAATCATATATAAATGAATGGATGAATGTATATGTTAATGATAAAATAACATTTGCCTATTTTAAGAATGAAATATTTGAGAAGAATGGTTTTTCTGATACATTAAGAACTAAACTATTAGAAAAGATATATAATATAGAACATTGGGATTATAGAGGAAGTATTGAAGGTGATACTTATATATTTCCACATGATTTATATATGGAGCAAAAAGTATTTGCCTATGAAATGTATGAAAGAAATTCATATATGAACCTATCATTACCTGGTGCTGGTAAAACACTACCTTGTATAGTAGTTTCTAAATTACTCGGTGTTTGTAATACTTTAATTATTACTTGTAATGCTACTATTGATACCTGGGTTAAAGAAATTAAAAAATCATTTAACCATAATCATATTGTAATAAGAGAAGATTTAAAAGGTAATAAGAAATGCACATTTGATAATAGTGGTACAAAGTGGAACTATTTAATTTTAAACTATGAATATTTCCAACAAGGATTAAATAATGACATATTAGATATATTAAATCAATATCATTTTGCAGCGGTTATTATTGATGAGATACAAAAGGCAAAGCAAACTACCGAAAAAGAAGAATCAATAAGAAGAAAAACATTATTAGGCACCTTAGATAAAATCTATAAGATGAATAATAGTGTTAATTATGATACAAAAGTAATGTCACTAACAGGCACACCTGTTATTAATAATCTTTATGAAGCTAAAACTTTACTTGAATTGGCATTAAATAAAAAATTTCCAGAAATCAGTGGTAAAAATGATGTTAATAACGCCATTATGATACATACACAATTAGTCAATAATGGTATTAGATTTAAACCACAATACAATATAGATATGGATATTAATTATCCTATAATTGACGGACAAGAATTAGTTAATGACTTATTATTGATTGATAAGAAGCATCCAACATTACCTATTGAACGGACTATTCTGAATCTTAAATTAGAAGCAACAAAACATTTATTAAAAAAAGGAACATTAATATATTGCGAATATATAGATGGTTTAGTATTACCTATTAAAGAATTTTGCGAACAACAAGGATTTAGTGTAGGTCTTTTTATAGGTGATGATAAAGCAGGTAAAGATAAGTTTGTAAATGGTCAAGTTGATATACTGATTGGTTCGTCTTGTATAAATACTGGTATTGATGGCTTACAAAATGTATCTGATAATATGATTGTTTATTCTTTACCATGGACTAATGCTAACTGGATACAATTAATCGGTAGATTATATCGTCCAGGTCAAACTAATAAAGTTACAATTACAGTACCTATGATAAATATAGAAACAGATTGTCAAATATGGTCATGGGACAAACACAGAGTAGATAGAATTAATTGGAAAAAAACATTAGCAGACTGTGCGGTTGATGGTAATATACCTTCTGATAAAATTATGGATAGAGCATCATTAGAAAGAACTGCTATAAATTCATTAATAGAATGGAAAAAAAGAATTGAAGAAAATGGTATGAATTCTATTGACAGAACAGCAGATGAGGTTATATTAGAAGAATTAGATGAAGATAATAGAAGAAAGTTTAAATTAGGCAGATTTTCAGAAATGAATCAAAATTGGAGTGTGTCTAATTCTGATACTATACAAAAACAATTAAAAGATAATCCAGAAGATTGGTTTGAATATCACGAACTATATAAAGAAGCTACTAAAAATTGGTTAGAAGTACCAGTCTATAATATAGCTGATAGAATTGAAGAAGGTGCAATTGTAGGTGATTTTGGTTGTGGTGAAAATCTTCTGTCTAAAAAGATTTCTGATAAAAATATAATTTATCCATTTGACTATATTGCGGTAGATGATTCTGTAATTGAGTGTGATATAAAAAATACAAATTTACCTGACGAAACATTAGATGTTGCTGTTATATGTTTGGCACTAATGGGTAGAAATTGCAAAGATTATATAAAAGAGGCATATAGAACATTATCAATTGGTGGTAAATTATATATAGCAGAGCCAGCAAGCAAATGGAAAAACAACGAAAAAAGATTAAAAGATATAATTGAAAGTTGTGGATTTAAATGTTCTGATATATATAAAAATACAGACAAATTTATTTACATAGATGGTATTAAATAAAAAAAGCCATCCAATGGATGGCTTTTAAATAAAAACAAGTTATTCATTATGGATGAACATATATTATATTATAAAAAAATTAATTTGTTTATTTTTTTGAATAATTTTGTCAAGTCAATAATTATTCGTATCTTTGTATAAATAAAAGCAAAAATATGAATAAAGAATTAAATTACAAAAATATGAATAAAGAATTAAATTACAAACTTAATGTGATCTTATCAGGTATATTAATAATTAGTGATATAGATGATTACGATGAAAGACTTAAATTATCAGAGGCAATGTATGATGATTTATCTAAACTAAAAATAGAACTAACTGGCTATGATGGATTTGAAGAATATATTGAAAAACTTAATGAAGATATAAGTAATGGTGAAGATATAACTAATGGTCAAGATATAATGTTCTTACTAATAAATAGTTCTTACTAATTTATAATAACAAAACTACATATTAGTAAAAAAAATACCAACCGTAGCGAGGTTGGTATTTTTTTGCCTTGCAGCAACATAACGGTCCTATGGCTATGTGAAGCAGAAGTTGGATTCGAACCAACGACCTTTTGATTATGAGCCAAACGAGCTGACCACTGCTCTATTCTGCTTTGTCTATATCATCTATTATTTCCTTTGTTGTAGATGAACCTCTTTGTATTGTCTTTTTTAACAAATCCCATAATGACCAACCAAATAAAGTTTTAAAGCTCTCATCCAAACTTTTGAATTCAGTTAGTCCGATTAAACCTGCTGCTACTTTTTCGAGATGTAATCCACTACCAATTAAATATTTATCTAAAAAATATACTGATATGATGGCTAAATTATATAATAATATTTTACCAATAGTATTGGACATTTTTCTGCTACTAATGATTTCTTTTTTGGTGTAAGCTCTTATTATACCGAAGATAAAATCTGCCGCTATTAAGAATCCAATAGTTAATAATAATGTCTTTATCGGACTTAATATAGCCACTAATCCTATTAGTAAACTATTGGCGTGGTTTAGTAACCATGTCTTCATCTTTCTTCTTTTTTATTTTTTCTAAAAAAACCATTACTTTTGTAATAGTTTTTTTTGATATTTTTTTATTTGCCATTATTGTATAAATCCTTGTAATGTTGCTATTATAGAATTATTATAAGATATGCTCGCAGATGCGCCATATTGAGAAGTAGTTAAACCTGATAATACTAACTCTACATCTTCTATTTCTAAGCCTAAATTAACATAATCTTCTGTTAAGAGTATATTTTGTGCCTGTAAATCCGCTATATTACCATTTAAAATATCATTTACTGATTGTGTCATTATTGTATATTATTTTTTAACAATTTAAATTATCATTTGTTATATTAACACCATAAGGTATTTTCATTCTGTTATCTAAATATATACCACCAAAATAATTATTAGACTTTGGAGTAATTCTATCTATACCACTGGTTGCCCAGTATTCAGGAAAGAAACCAGGATTATTTATAATATATTCTCTTATTCTTTGAGCATAAAATTGTGCGGTTGATTCTATATCCTTTCTTAAATATTGGATTTCTTCTAAACTTGAAGGTTGACCATTGTCAGATGATTTGGTTGATACTGATTTGTTAGTCAAGTGATAATTTATATATGGTAGAGCCATGTATACCACATATTGTGCTTGACATTTTTGTATAAAAGTATCTAAAAGAAACTGATATTGACCTGCAATTGAACCATCAGCAATTTTATTCATTAAAGTTGTATATAAAGAAAATCCAATCACTTGTTGAATATGCATATCCTGAGCGGAGTCTATAAACTTTGTTATTAAATTCGCATCTACATTTGAATCAATAATTGTAGTTTCTATAAGGAATTCATATGATATAAATCTGGCGTAGTTTGACATTATTTTATTTGTTCTGTTGTTGGTCCAACTGTAATTGGATTTGTGTTTGTGTTAATCAATAATTCGGCAGTATCTCTACTGTAACCATGATTGACTAATAGTTCTATTTTTTGTCTTGCATCAATAGTTGATTGTAATATTGCTAACATGTCACCTACTGATATGGTTGGTGTTAAATTTGTATCATATTTTTTAATAACGATTTTATCAGTTAAGCCATTTATTCTACCTAACATATTAATTATTTTTTCTAATGACCTCTGTTTAGCAGATATATACATTGCCTGAAATACTGATAAAGATTCTAATAGTTCATTTTTATGACCACCTAATTCACCACTTATTTCTAAACCTAATAATTTCTTATCAGTTAAACCGTGAGCCGATACTATACCATCTAAAACATCTTTCTTTAATTCGATGAACTTTTTATCAGAATCGTTTAATTGTATTGGTTCTATTGTTGGTTTTTTACTTGAATCTTCTGTAAATGATATGATAACATTACCACTTTTTTTTGCACCTTCGTATTCCATTTTTAATCTTCTTACAATCTCATCTCTTTCTTCGTCAGAATTAGGCACATAATTAAAGTTAATATGCATTGATGGACTAAATTGTTGCATAATACCATGTAGGTGAAATTCGTTAATTTGATAATTAGTTTCCATCATATTTATACCTGCTAAATATTCTGGTACTGGATAAAAGTTATTTGAACCTCTATGTTCTTTGTAATAAAGTATCTGGCTCGCTTCTGCTCTATTTATTGTTGAAAATGCAGGATACAAAACTGGTACATTGTTTCTTATATTCGTCCAATCAGAAGATATATAATATGATTCTTCTTCTACATTAGTTGCTGGTACAGCTATTCTTACATCTAATGGTGATACATAATTAATTTCTGCTATTTTTGACCTATCTTTTGACCATCTTATGTTTAAACAATAACCACCAAATATAACATAGTCTAAACTAATTTTTGCTAATATTTCTTCAAGGTCTAATTCGTTATTTGGATTGTTAATAAAATTAATTGTTTCAGGACTCCAATTGGCACTTATAAATCCATTGCGTCCTATCATTGATGATTTAAGATTTACTATTGCGTTATGTAATGGTGATCTATTTACCAAAGACATTAAATAATTTGGATATAAATTATTTTTACCAAAGTCAATAAATCCACCTCTGTTCTTTCTTTCTAAATATATTGGTGCTGATGGTGTGAAATCATAATTACTAAACGACATTAAACCGGCTTTTTTATTTATCATATTTATTATATTTTTTTATAAGTTATAAAGGTTGGTATATTATTATAGGTATTTGTTATAGATGCAGTACCTTCTATAATTAATATACCAACCTCTACTATTTTTGATGCTGATGCTACTGATAATATATATGGATAATTAGTTTCGTAACATGTGTATATATAAGGACCCTGTGGTGCTGATATTATACCACTTGTAGCACCATAAGTTGCTCCTGGTATAACTGAAAACGAGAACATATTATAAGTCCATGGTGTAGGAGATATATCATCAGCCGCAAAAACATAATTTATATTAGTATCCGCATCATTTATATTCCAAATATAAGAAGGCGAAGCACCTATTGCCTTTTCAGACAAAGTTACTACTACATTCTGTGATTGATTAATATCTAAATATATCATTTTTTCTTTTTTTGAATTTTTTCTTCTGTAAATAACCACTGCATACCAAAATTATAATAATGTATATACATTTCAGGATCAACCATAAAAGCATTTGTTACTTTTTTAGTAAAAGGACAAATAAAGGTTAAATTAATAAATTCTTCTTTAATTCTCATAATTATATATATAAAAATATTACTTTTTATTATAACAAAACAAAAATACCGACATCATGTGCCGGTATTTTTAATTCTGCGTGGCAAAAAGCGTGAGTTTTGCTAATGTACCACTATTATTTAAGCAATCAATGCTAATGCTGCCGCAGCAGTCATTTGATAAGCAGTTACCTGCTCTTTACCTTCAAAGGTTATTACAGCACCATTAAGATCACCCATAGCTTTACCAACACCTGGTGTAGCGGCTGTGACTCTTGCGCCATTTTTATTACCTATGTACCAATAGTTACCATTCTGATCGATCACAATTATGTGCCATACTCCCTGCCCCAAGGTGTTAATTAGTGTAGAAGCGGTAGCATCTAATTTTTGTAATGTAATGTTTACAGTTTGTGTGTACATACTTGTACCATTTTCTATTGAGAACGCACCTGCTTGTGTGAAGTCGGCTGTCTCCAAAGGTTGGTTAAAAGTGTAGAATGAAGCAGTAGTACCAGTGAAACCTGTAATTTGACCTACATTTGAAGTAGTACCAAGAATTGGAGTCATATTGGTAAAAGCACCTATATATACATTTTGAACGCCACCTGTATTGTCTCTACATTGTAGAGGAAATCCTGATGTTATTAAGCAACTCATATTATTTATAATTATTTTTTATTAATTTTAATATATAGGGCGGTTTTATCCGCCCATTATATTATATTTATTTAGATTACACCTAATACGATTTGATCGTAATAAGCAGCATTGATACCAATTTTGAATTTAGAACGGAAGTTAACCGCATCTGTTAATTCAGAATAGAAGTATTGGAACTTTTGGTAATCAGCAGCGTCATCATAACCATAATAAAGGTTAGAAGCGTTTGTTAAGATAAAATAAGATTTACCATTAGTTACTGCGTTAAAACCTCTTGTAGCAGATATTTTAACATTAGTACCTGGATGATATATTTCGTATATTAAACCACCTTCTGATTCAAGTGCATTGAAATGATAAAGGTTAGCTGTTCTTAAAGCTCTTACATATGTTCTAAAATTAGGATAAGACATAAATAATGTTAAGTCTGGCATATTCCAAATTGAAGTTGGTGTTTTATCTACTATTGTATCAACAGTGCTAATTGCAGTTGCTAATGTGTAAGCCGCTGTTAAACCTGCTGGTACAACTGATGCACTCGCAGAAGTTAAGATTAAAGTGTGTAACAAACCATTACATAATGTAGTTGCAGTAGAACTGAATGTACCAGTAGATGAACCGCAGATTAAAGAATCTTCGATTTGTGCTTGAATTTTATCCATTTTATCAGCTACATATACTTTTGAGAAAGCTTCTGTAACATCTTCGTTATAAGAACCAAGTTTCGCATACATACCGTAGTATTTGCTTTCAAAGTCTTTTACGCAAAGAACTTCTGCGCTTTGTAACTCACATACCGTTAATGTGTTTTGGAATGGAGTAACTGAACCTGTTGGTGACAATACTGTACCACAAGTAGGTGCTGTCAATACCAAAGAAGATCTGATAGCGTTTATTACCTCAGCATTTTTGATACCTGGCATAACAGAGATTTGATCTACAAATCTACCTTTTAATACTGCTTCTTTTTGAATCTCTGGATTTAATTGATTTACATAATCCACAAGGTTCGCTAAATTAATTGAACTCATATTTTTGTTTTTTTTTTATTAAACCTTAATGGTTTTAGTTTTTATTTATTTTTTTTGCAATTTCTCTTATTTCGTCCATAGTAACACTATTTTTAGTTGCTACATCTTGAACCATCTTTTTACCTACATTGGCTTTTTCGCCAGCCGGCTCATTTGATAATTTAATAATCTGCTCGGACATTTTAATAGTTTTATCTTCTATATCTGTCGCCTTTTTCATAGTGCCTGATAACATATTCATAATTTCAGCAATTTGAGATTCTAATGCTTCAATTCTTTTAGCCATTAAGCCTTTGTCTTCCATCATTTCATCTTCAATTTCTGGCATTTCATCTTCTACTTCTGATATTTCGTCAGGTGATACTTCCATAATTGTAGTTCCACACATTTCAACTTCTTCTGCTGGTGCTTCTACTTCTGCTGCTGGTGCTTCTGGCATTTTAACTTCTGATACTAAATTGTTTGTAATCATTATTGATCTACCATCCATTAATTTATAATCACCATTTTCTAATGGTATTTGAGTACCATCAGCATTTACTTCATAAATTTCTAAACCCGTTGCAATATCTGTACCACCTAAAACGATAAGATTTTTACCATCTACTGTTGTACAAGTGTAGTTTTCAGTTGCGAACATTAGTTTTTTAAACTGTGCCTTGATATTATTTAATAATTCATTCCTATTCATAATTATATATACAATTATTTTTTATTTTTTTACTTTTCAGTAAAATTATTTTCTTACATATGCCTTTCTTTCATCCAAATATCTCACAATCATCAATCCTATTTTTTTAGAATAGTATTCTATATCAGGCAAATTGTCTGTAAATATAGCGGCATTCAACAAGGCTTCTAACTCTATAAGCTTTAAACAAAGTGTTTTGTGTTCCATTATAATGTATATAATTTATATTCTGACATGCGTCTCTTTTTTAAACCATTTAATACTATACCTGCTGCTTTTGTCCATTTCATAAACTCTGCTTCTATTGTTGGATCATCTGGATTAGCATTTACTTTTTTTAATAATGTTGATTTTTCAAAAGCACCAACACCTACATTGTAGGCGAAAGATGTTAAAGCTGCTATTTGGTTTTCGTTAATATTAGATTTAACTGCTTTTATTACTTTGTCATAGAATATTCTAACCGTTAAAGTTAATAACATGTCTGCCTCACTTTGTGTTATAGTATCACCTATTTTAACAACTTTACCATCATTATAATATGTATTACCAAATCCAATTGTTGGTATACCTGCCGGACATAAATATGCTTTTAATTTACAACCTTCAAATTCTTTTATAATTTCTATTGCTTTTTTCATTTTGTGTCCCATTTAGTTTTGCATATGGCGTAAGCCTGAGAGTTATCTTTTGCTGTACCATCATTTATAACATAAGGTATACATCTACCAATAAACTCATCTTCTGTTTCTTTTTTACCAGGTTCAACAAATGATAAAATACTTGCTAATTCTATTTCTGTCAATGAATCAATAAATTCTTCCATATTTAACATTTTAGACATGCTTACTAACTTTTGTCCTAATATACCTTCTATGCTAAATCCTTTTTTATTTTCACCTTTAACTTGTTCTTGCCAAAACTTTTCATCTTCTATTTTAACTAACATAAAGTGTGAGCCAACTGGTAGATTAAATCCGTATAATTTTGATTTATCATACATTGGATCTTCTACTATCCAGTGTTCGGTTATATAACCTTTAACCATTTCATTAGTGTGTTCTACATTTATAGACGAATTATTATTATTCTTAAAAAACTTTTGAACTATTTTTTTAATTGTGTCTGGTGTAAATCTTACCATGTATTCACCAGATTCGTCTGACCTATAAATATTCTTATAAGGTATCATAGTAGGTCCTGCTAAAATCTGTTGATCTTCTTTTACTGCAAATTCCATTGAGAAGTTTTTACTTTCGCTTACTCTTTTACCATAAAGTTTGCTATTAAATCTTTTCTTATTAGCTTTGCAAACAGGACATACACCAGTTTTAGTAGCGTATGGTTTATTTTGCCAATATCCTCTATCGTCTATAAAGCATACACAATTTGGATGACATGGTGGATTGTCACAAAATGTATCAGCAAAATCATGCTCATGTAAATCACTACAATCCGCATCTGGTTCCTCATCTTCATCATTAAATGCTATACCTTTAACTTCTATTGCTGGTTTTGCTACAATTGATATAAACTTAATACCAGTTACATCTTCATCATCACCTATTTCAATGTCATATAATGGTAATCTTGTTGTATCATATTTTGGTTTTTTCATAATAATATATATTATTTTTATTTAATTTTTTAATTACCTGCTCCTGATAAAGTCGATCTTGTTTCTAAAACATTAACTTTATTCATAACATTTCTTATATCACTTTC